GCTTGCTCTGGGGCGATGGTGTTGCCGAGATCAACGACGCGAACCTCTATGCGTCAATGCCCGCAACAGATCAACGCCAAGTCAACGAGATGGTGCGTTCGATGTCGGCTGATCTTCCTGCTGGCGTTGACCTCAGTAAGGCGAAGGCGTGGTGCGTTTACGATCACGTAAACGAAGTCATAGACGCATCGTACAACGTAGAGAGCGCGACCAATGTTGGCGCGGGTTCATTCTATTTGACGTGGGCGGTCCCTTTCAAGGACAAGGTGGTGGTTCTGGTTAGCGCCGACCGAGGTGACGCCATGATTGATTTCGGAGCGTCGGGAACAGAGGATATGAGCAAAAAGGCTTACTTCCTTGTGAAGAATACCGGCACAAACACTCCCGGTGACGCCGTTACCTTCGTCGCAGCATTCGGAGAACTTGAAAATGAATAAGATCATCACCGCCGAAGGTGCAGTCATTCACTCTCTCAATCCCTCTGCCACCATCGCAAAGCTAATGGAGGCTAAGTCAACGCCAGCGACTTATGATGCTGATGGAGTTGAACTAACAGCTAAGACTTACCCAGACGCGGCCACGGTCTACGAAGAGGTCGATGTTGATGAGGTCGATCTACGCACACACAAGTGGCTCGCCGCTCGCTACGATACTGAAGAGTGGGCTGCGCTTAGAGCAGAACGTGATCGGCTGCTGGCTGCTTGCGACTGGGTTGTTGTTAAATCGCAAGAGGCTGGTGAGGCAGTCCCTGCCGCTTGGGCAACCTATCGTCAAGCCCTTCGTGATCTTCCTGCTAACACTGCTGATCCAGCAAATCCTGTCTGGCCGACCAAGCCCGCCGCATAATGACCGACCTGGTCGACTTGTGGCCGATCGTCTCCGGCGTGATCGCGGTAGCGGCTGTCGCTGTCGCGTTCCGCGCCGAAATCCTGGTGCGGGTGCGGGTTCTTGAAGAAAAGGTAGCGGCCCTGTTTGCGCTGTTTAACGATCGGCAGCAGCGATGAGACGCCTGGCGCTCGCGGCAATCATCTGGCTCGCCTCGGCGGGCTTTTTTGTTGCCGCGGCGCAGCAGTGTGCCCCGCGCCCGGCGCTGTTGCAGGCTGCGGCCAACCTGGGCGAGCGACTTGTCGAGCATGGCGTCGACGGACCCAGCGGCTCGTGGGTCGCGATCACCGCAAGCAAGACAAGTGCGTTTTCGTTTTTCATGTCGCCGAAAGGCCAGCCCGGCTTTCTGTGCGTCGTCGGGACCGGCACGCAATTCGAGCAGCGGGAGGCATCGACCCGCATGGTCCTCGACGACACATCAGTCATCGTCGTGACGTTCGACGAGCGTGGCGACTGGCAGTTGATATACATGCAGGCTTGGCGCGCGGCGCCTCCGCAAAGAATCTCGACCGGCACGGGCTGGGTGCGTGAGATGCAAATCGGGGACGAAATCTGATGCGCGACCATATCGTTGGCAGTGCGGCGACCGCAATCGGCACCGCGGGCATGGCGTACCAATTCACCGTCGACGCGCTCTCGCTCGTCGTGCTCGTCGCGAACGCGGTCGTCGCGCTCGGCGGCATCTATCTGCTCTACGTTCGCATCAGAGCCGCGCGGCGTATTGCCGAGGATTAGAGACCGGCATCAGCTTGGCGCTCACTCCGAGGCGCGCGTGGCGCTGCATCTGATCGAGCGCGGCTGGCTGATCTACACGCAAGAGTTTCGCGTCAGCGGCCCCGTTGACATTGCGGCTTTACATCCCGACGGCCACGTCCTGCTCGTCGACTCCAAGAGCGACAAGCAGCGCATCGTGAAGGGCCGCAAGACGCCGTCGCGCATCCATCGCGTCCGCAGCGAGTTGCAGCAGCAACTCGGCGTCGTGACGGCCTACGTCACTACCCACACCATCAAGTTTTCTGGCCCCATGTCAGCGGAAATCAGAGCGCTCGTCGAATGAAGCAAAAGTTGCAGATGATCCGCGTCGAGTGCGGCGAAGACACGATCGACGTGCATCTTGTCGCGGCGCCGACCGACTGGGCGATCCTCGCGAGCGACACAGTTTTAGAAGTGAAAGCGCTGACCGGCGAGGTGACCTACTACCCGCTAGCCCAGGTCACGCGCTGGACGGTCACCGAAGTGAAAGGCTAGATTCGATGTTGCACATGGCGTTCAAGCTGCTCGGCGGCCCCGTCGTCGGCAAGGTTGTCGACGCGGGCACGCGCTGGTTCGAGAAGCGCGCTGAGATCGCAGAGGCGAAGCACACCGCGCGGCTGGAGATCGAGGCGAAGAAGGCGACGGCTGACATCGACTGGGACCAGATCATGGCGCGCAACAGTGCCAACTCTTGGAAAGACGAACTGCTTACGATCTGGGCAGTCGTCGTGCTGACCCTCGTCTTCCTGCCGTGGACCCAGGAGTGGGCCTTGGCTGGATTGCGCGGCCTGGAGGCTGCGCCGGAATGGTTCCAAATTCTCATCATCACAGTCTTCGCAGCCAGCTTCGGCGTGCGTGACCTCATCAAGAACCGCCTGGGTAAGAGGTGACCCAGGTTCAGAGCCGGGCCGCACTAGTCAAAGAGCTTCTCCACCACGAGGGGCTGCGGCTCGCTGTCTACGACGACGCGACGGGCAAGCCGATCGAGGCAGGCGACACGCTGATTGGCAACCCGACGATCGGCGTGGGTCGCCTGCTGACCGCGGCCCGAGGCATCACCGAGGCCGAGGCGTTCGTGCTCCTTGACGCTGACATCGCCGAGGTCGAGCGGCAGCTAGATCACCACATCGCGTGGTGGCGCGACCTAGATGCCACGCGACAGCGGGCGATGCTGTCCTGGGCGTTCAATGTCGGGGTCGGCGGCGTGATGCAGTTCAAGCAAGCCTTGGCCGCGATCCGGTCTGGCGACTGGGAGGAAGCCCACGACCAGATGCTTGATTCCCGCTGGGCCAGGCAGGTGCCGCGACGGGCTGAAGACCTCGCAGAGGTCATGCTGCGGGGTTGAAGCCTGAAGACGCCGCGGTGACCTTGTGACCTACAGGCTCGATCACGAGATAGTCACGAAAATGTTCGGCCTCGCTTGTCCTCGCTTGCCCTCGCTTCGTCTCGCTTGTACACTTCACTCCCTGGCGCGACCTCGTTTTTTCGTGGTTTAGCTGCTAAGTGATTGAATTGACGCGGTTGTTTTTTCGGCTTCGAACTCACTTCTAAGCCGTAGGTCCCAGGTTCGAATCCTGGAGGGCGCGCCAATGAAATCAAGGACTTAGCAGTTTTGCTAAGTCCTTTTTTTGTGTCCGATCACGAAATAATCACGAAAAGGCAAAATCACGGAAAAATCCGTAGGTCGCTCTTGTCACTGTAAGTGACAACAATTACGTTGTTACTGCAAATTGAGGAGGGACACTGTGATCCGCAAGCGAGGAAATTGGCACTATGTCGACGCGCGCCGGTACGGAGGTAAGCAACGCAAATTAATGACCCGCGCTGAAGCCGAAGCCTACTTGGAGCACCACCGCACGGCGCACCGTGCGGGGTCGGTGTATCTGGACCCCGCGCACAGCCTGCGCGTCGAGCAGGCCATCGAGGACTATTTGGAGCGCGAGGAGACGCGCGCACGCGCAGAACATCTCGCAGCAACCTTTGTGCAGAATAAAGCCGTCGCGCTGCGGCAGGTCGCGGCTCTTGGCAGCCCGTCATTTGGCTCAAGGCGCGTGGGCGAGTTGCGGAAGTCCGACCTCGCGCAGTTACTGCCGCTTTTGCAGGCACAATGCAGGTCGCACACGACGCTGAAAAAGAAGTGGGTCATCCTCGGCCAGCTATTCGAGTGGCTGGTCGAGACGGACCAGATTGAGAGCAACCCTGCTCGCGTGCGACTGCCGCGCCGGACGGACGAGCCCCAGGAGGCACTTCGTATCTCGCGCGCCCAGATCGCCGCGATCATCGCGCATGCGGACGAGCGCCACAGGCTAGTCATCCAGTTCGCCGCCCACACTGGCCTTCGGGCCGGGGAGCAGCGGGCGCTGACCTGGGATGATGTCGACCTCGACGCTGGCGTCGTGCGGGTCACGCGCGCGGTGAAGCACGGCGGCTACGTTGGCCCTCCGAAGACCAAGGGCGGCAAGCGCACGGTGCCGTTGGCGCCTGAGCTGATCGCGGAGCTGCGCGCATGGAGGCTGGCACAGCCGATCGAGCAGCGCCGTCAGGGGCTCGTGTTCCCCACGGCGTCCGGCGGAATTGCCGACATCAACAATTGGAGAAAGCGCGGCCTGCACGCCGCCTGCAAAGCCGCGGGCGTAGGCTTGCTTCGCTGGCACGATTTGCGCCACTATTTCGCCTCGATCCTGCTGTTCGAGCTGGGCGAAGGTGAGGCAACAATCACCACACTTCTCGGACACCATTCCATCGCGTTCACACACGCGCAATACGGGCACTGGCTTGTTGACGCCAGGCGAGATCGGGATTTAGGCGCGCGGCTCGGCGCGGCACTGGGAGGGTCTTGATGTGAAGGACACAGCAAACGAGTACGCCTGGCTGGCCTACGTCACGACGGCTGTGAATCAGTATATCGACGACCACGTCAGGTACGTCGACCTCGACCCGCTAGATCGAAAAGCGTGGCTCGCGCTCGACGACACGGAGCAGGCGCGGCTGCGCATTATGCAGTCTTGGCTACAGACGACGTATCTGACGCACATGACGAGCGCGGCCAAGCAGATACACTCGCCAGTGCGCACATGCTCTTATGCCATAGCAGCGCGCTACCTTGCGTGGGCGCTCGGGGACGGCGAGATGATGCGGTGCAGCGACGTCGAGTACATCGCGACGCAGATGCAAGCGAGCGCCAGCGGCGCCAAGAAAATCGTGCCAAGTTTGATCGCGCAACGGCGGGTCACGCAGGTGATCGACCGCACCGACACGCGCGTCAGGCGCCTCGCGCTCACGCGCGAGGCGATCCGCGGCGCCGCGGTCCAAAACATAACGTGGAACGTGAACATGGCGTGCGCAGCGGAGCAGATCGGCACAGTCAGCTATCTCCGGCTTTGGGAGGACGCAAGCGCCGAGGCGCGGGACTTCATGCATCGATGCCTGGCCCGCCACAAAAAAATCTTCGGCTGGGCTGATTCTCAGCGGCCCGCGCTGCAAGTAGTCGCAAAAAAATAGGCGTGTATTTGCGACCTAAATTTCGGGTAATAGCGTATCTGCACTGATGACGCCGCCCGCCCTGCTCGGCACAGTGGCGGCATCAACTGATCAGGTGCAGACATGAAGATCACGACATTTATCGCCGACGACTACGCAGACGTGACTTTGCGCGCCGCGGATCAGGACGGCGTAGGCATCGAGTGCAACGACGAGGCTAGCGCGATCGCGCTGGCTGCTGGCATTGCAGAGCTATTGCGGCGCTACTGTGTCGAGCCGGTCGCCGTCAGCACAGCGCGAGAGACGCTCGCCGATTCTAGTGTAGCCGTGTTTGTCGGCCCAGCTGTCAGCGTGGGAGGGCGACTCGATCAGGCGACTGGTCTTGACCCAGTCCATCGCCAGGGCGACTTGCACAAGGCTGACGTCGACTCCAAAGATCGCCTGCCAGCCTAAGCGAATGCGCTCGAAGTTGGTCTCAGGCGCGCCATAGTGTTGCGCGCGCGCGAGGACGAGCTCGTCGGTGTCGTCAAGCTGCATTGCTCATCTCATCCACTGCGGCGCGGACGATCCACCAGCGCCGGTTGTCGCGGAGCGCGCGAAGCTGACCGGAACGGCACAGTCTGATGACCCGCTTTTGATCAGCCTGCGTCGCCGCGCCAAACAACAGCAGCGCAGCGTCAGCCACAGACAGCAGAGCGCCAGTCACAGCGAGCCTGTGGCAGCCGCAATGATAATCAGCAGCGCATAGATACCGCCAAGCGCTGCCAGGAACGCGACCGTCTCCGCAGCGACACGCACGAGTGTAAGCATAGCTACCTCCGAAATGAAACTGGGAGCGTAACTAACAGTTATGCGATCGTCAAGCTAGTGATGATACGTCGCGACCACTCTGTCGACGCGCAGGACGTCGGCACGCGCGAGCGTGATTTTTTTCGCTGTGTTGAGCTGCTCTAGAACGAGCTTTTCGGCGGACCACGAGCAGTACTGCTTCACTATTGCGAGCGTCTCTCCGCGCTTGCCTTTGTACTGCACGACGACGAGATCGCCGGGCCGGAGCGGGTTGCCGGGGCTCGCGAATACGACGTCGGCGGTCTGTAGCCGCGGTGACATGCTGTCACCCGCGACGATCACGCCATAGCCTGCGCCGCGCACTGGCGGGGGCGCAGGCTGGTACTCAAGCGGGCTCGAAACGTCGCTGATATCCTCGCCTTGACCCGCTGCGGCAGCGCCGTAGACCGGCAGGTTACGCCCGGTGGTCGCTGCGCTGGTGGCACTGGCGACGCCCCATAATTCGCCCTCGTCCATCTCCAGCGCCGCCGCGATGCGTGCGGCCAAATCGACGGTGGGCTGGATCTCGCCTCTGACGTAGCGGCGGATCGCGGCGCCTTTCATGCCGACGGCTTGTGCCAGCTCCTCGGCGCTCATGCGGCGCTCTCTCAGCGCCTGCTTCAGTCTGTTCATGTTCCCTCCCCGGCCTGGCGCTTTTTGCGCTCTGTGCCCTCCAAGAACGTAACAACGCAACCAGCGTTTGACAACCCGGAACAAAACGTGTAACTCCAAGTTACAACACAGTTACGACTGGGCGCCACCAACACACCATGTTCCTTCGCGAGTACCTGGCTGACCACGGCCTAACTCAACAAGAGTTTGCGGACAGCGTCGGCGTCTCCCGCGCCACGGTCAGTTATTGGTCGCGCGGCATCAAGCAGCCGCGCCCGCTACACGCTACCAAGATCAGAGCCGCGACGCGCGGCGAGGTGACGAGCGAAGACCTGCAAGCAGCGTCGGAGATCGCGCGATGATGCAGTCGACCCCGCCGAGCCGCCCCAGCGACGTTTACCGGCGACACTATCCCAGCCACATCGCCTGCGAGTTCTGCGGGGTACTGACGCGAGGCCGCGTCTACGAGAACCGGCGCGAGGTCCATTGCGGATCGTGTACTCGCGTGCTGACGCTGCTCGACGCGGCGTGGGTTGCCGATGGGGGCCGCGAATGAGGGCGGCAGACCTGCTGGCGCAGGCGTCGCAGCTTGTGAGCGACACCCGCGCCGCGACGCACGGCGACGCGCACACAAACCACTGGAACATTGCGCGGCTGTGGAATGCATTTCTGTCCATCAGGCCGGAGCCTGCGGACCCTCTCAGCCCGCGGGACGTGGCGCTGATGATGGCGCTGCTG